GGTAACTTTAGGATTTCAGGAGCTAAATAATGTATCAAGATTTCTTTGAAGAGGATACAAAAGCAAAAGATAATAGTGCTTTTACTCCTGAACATAAAAAAAGATTAGAGGATGATGCAGCTCGGTTTACTGAACTGCCTACTACGGTAGAGCAGGCACAACAACCAGCTGCACAACCTGCAGGTGCTCAACCTGCACAACCCACTCAACCTGAAGAACCAAAGGAACAATTCTTCCCGTGGGATGAAGGTTACGATGCAGGTGATGCTGTTCGTAACATTGCAGAAGCTGGTCTTGCTGTTCCTACTGGTGTTGTTGACTTTGGTACTGACGTTCTTAATATGATTCCAGGAGTTGATATTCCTGAAATTCCTGAGTTCAAGAGCGACATCTATCAAGGTATGCGGGAGCTTTCTTCTATTATCGCTCCTAACGTCCTTGTTGTTGGTAGACTTGCAACTCTTCTTAGAGGACTGCCAGCCGCTAGTAAACTGGCTAAAGCCGGTAACATCGGTAAAATTGCTGCTGCATCTGGTGAGCCTCTCTTAGCTGCTGGTGTGGGTGCTGGTGTTGATGCTATTAGCCGTACCAGCGAAGACCACAACGCTTTGGGTCAGCTTAAGGAAATGTTTCCTCAGCATATGCAGTGGGTTCCTGATAACCTTGCTACCCTTAGTTCTGATGACTCTAACACTAAGCGCGTTAAGAACGTCCTTGAAGGTGTTGGTTTGGGTCTATTTGCTGACCTTCTCCTGGGTGCTGGTAGAATTGCCCGTTCTTTTGGTAAAGTTCGTCGGTATGTTCCTGAGAATGAACTGGCAGAACCTTGGAAGGGTGTGGATAATGTCGGTCCAGCTACACCTGAGGAAGCTGTTCTTAAGTCAGCTGACGCCCGTGAGCGTACCTTAGATGAGCTAGGTGCTGTCAATGCTTACATCAAAAACATGGATGATGACCTGGACACTCCTGTGTTTGGTGCTGAAGACGTGTTTAACATTGATGAGTCAGGTGTTCGTTCTGCAGATAACGCCGGTGTTCTCGGTGCTGCAGTTGACCAAGTTGCTGCTACTAAGAACCTTGAAGGTCCGTATAGCCGCCTTGGCTCTGTTGCAACTGAAGGTGCCATTAAGTACGGCTTGAATGCAGATGAGATGACTAAGCGTACCTTGGTCAAAGCTATTGCATCTCAGATTAAAGAGGGTGGTCGGTATAGCGCAGAACTCGCCAGTGGTGCACGGGTAAGCTTTGAAGAGATTGATGAGGCTGGTACTCGTCTGTCTGAGATCCTTATGGATCCCCGTATGGACCCTGGGTTCCTCAAGGCTACTCTTGATGAATTTAAGGATGAGTATGATAAGCTTGGTCAAAAGGTACAAGCATTGGGTGACGTTGGTTACAACGCCGCTATGAAGACCATTAAAAATTTGCTGGATGAGTATCTTAATATGGATACCCTCAAGTCACAAGCTTACATGACTACTTCTATGGGTGGTCAGATTGCTGATATAGCTGAGGGTGCTCGCCTTATGGCAGGTACAGATGCTGTGTCCCGTGCTCAAGAGCAGATCCTTGACCGTGTTGAGTATCTGATGGTTGAGAAAGGTTTGGCTGCTCACCTCAAAGGTCAATCGCTTAACTTCCTTAATACTTGGAAGCGTATGCGTAACGACCCTAAAGGTATCAAAGCTGCTGCTCAGGCTGCTAAAGATGCTACTGATGAGCGTCTGGCAGAAATTGTTGACAGTGCTAAGACCTTTAGGCAGTCCATGGATACCATTTCTAAGGAACGTCCTGAGTTTCTGGCTCCTCTTACCCATGCATATGAGTACACTGATGGTAACATCAATACTCTGTCTAAACTGCATGACTTTGCTAATAATAGCTTAGGTCGGATTGATAAAGCATTTTACGATAACAAACCTGAGATCCCTAACCAGATTGTTCAGGGTGCCTGGGCAAACATCTATAACTCTGTGTTGACCAGTTTTGGTACTCCACTACGTGCTGCTCTTGGTAACTCTGTGCTGATGCTGACGAAGCCTTTGTCAGTGTTCGCCGGTGCTGCGTCGTTTGGCGACACTAAGACACTACAACGTGGTTGGTACCAGTACTCTGCCTTTATGGATACATTCCAAAAAGGATTTTCACACATGAAAGATGTCTTCAAAAAGGCATCGACTGATCCTAACTCTGTTGGGTATATCATGCGTGATGATCTTGTAACCAAGAATGAGCAGACTATGGAAACTCTGCGTGAGTATGCCTTGGCTGCTGAAAAAGGTGGTGAGTCTGGTCCGTTGGCTCTGTATCACATTGCTGAGACTTTGCAAGATGTTGGTAACAACCCTGTTCTTAGGTTTGGTGCCAATGCTATGACAGCTCTCGACGGTTTTACCCGTGCTGTCATTGCTAACGCAGAGGCTCGTGGTCGTGCTTTTGACCAGTTTACAAAGAGTGGTAAAACCCTGACTGGTGATGAACTCAAGCGTATCTCGGACAACCTGTACAACGATATGTTTGACAGCACTGGGATGATCACTGACGAAGCAGTTGAATACGCTAGCCGTGAAATTGCTTTGAACCTTGACAATCCTGCTGTTAAATCTATTAGCAGCTTTATTGATCGCAATAAGTTTATGAAACCCTTCCTGATGTTCCCGAGAACGTCAGCTAACATGATTACAATGACTAACAAGTTTAGTCCTATTTCATTGTTCTTGGAGGATTACAATAAACTTGCATTGCCTGGTCAAAAATTTACTGGTGAAGAGATCGAGCGCATTCTTAAGAGCAAAGGTCTGCCTGTAACTGAAGAGGCATTTAACAACCTTCGTGCTGAGATTCGTGGACGTAAGGCTATTGGTACTGCAACCATTATGGGTGCATCCTGGTTGTTCATGAACGACCGTCTGCACGGTAATGGCCACTTTGACAAAGAACGTCAACGTGTTCGTCGTCAGCTTAACTGGCAACCTCGTAGCTATAAAGGCTGGGACGGTCAATGGTACAGTTATGACGGTCTTGGACCTATGGCTGATTTCTTAGCATTGACTGCCGACATGATGGATAACTTCGATTCTGTCGCTGACAATGATCTAGAAACTAGCCTTAACAAGATGGGATTCCTGCTGGCTGCTAACCTGACTAACAAGTCTATGCTTGCTGGTTTGGAGCCGATGAACGATGTGCTGACTGGTAACCCTGCAGCTATGAGCCGTTGGGCGGCTAACTTTGCTAGTTCTTTGGTACCTCTGTCTGGTTTCCGTAACGAGCTTGGTAAGGTCATTGCACCACAGCTACGTGAAGTTGACCAAGAGTTCTTCCAACTGCTGCGTAACCGTAACAAGTATTTGGATGTTGTGGATCCCAATGGTGCACTGCCTAATGCTTATGACTGGATTGATGGAGAGCCTATTGGTTTTGCTGAAAACTTCTTTACTAGAGGTTGGAATGCTATCATGCCTATGAAGGTATCCGACAGTATTACTCCTGAACGACAGTTCTTGATTGATATTGAGTTTGATGCACGTCCTACCTTCCAGACCAACGGTCAGGGTGTTCAATATACTCCGAAAGAACGGTCTGAATTGTTTAATGCAATGGGTCAGCAAAAGTACTTTAAAGGCGAAATCCAACGGATTATGCGATCTAAACCTGCTAAAGAGTGGCGTAAAGCTCTCAATCAGCAGCGTCAAAGTGGTCGTCCCGTTAAAGCTGAGCTTTGGGATAACCTTTACAACGAGCTAGACCGTGCACTGCGTAACGCTAAAAACCTCGCAGAACGTGAGCTTAGTAATTATCAAGAAGTACGTCGCCGCCAGTTTGAAACAAAAGCTGGTGACATCCAACAACGTCGTGGTGAATCTCCTACGTTCCCACTCACTAATAAATAAACCACCCATTCCCAACTACTTACTAGCGTAAATGGCTGTAACTGAAAATTTTTTTACTGGGGATGGTTCTACCACTTCCTATGTTCTTACATTTGAATACATTGATGAGGATGATGTCAAGGTAAGTCTTGACGGTTCCGTTACAACTGCATACTCCTTTGCCAACGCTACTACAATCC